GAGGATGATCTAAAGTTTTTGCGAAAGATCGGGCAGATCGTAGACGAGCCTGCACCGGTTAAAGTAGCAAAAGTAAAAACCGAAACACCAACACCTACAACCGAAAGCGAGGAATAGGCCATGGCCATATTCTTAAGTAATGGAGTGGTCGTAACCCTTAACTCGGTCGATCTCTCAGATCACGTAACAAGCGCTAGCATCTCGAGAGTTTTTGAGGAATTAGAGGTTACGGCGATGGGCGACTCAGCTCGTAAGTACACTAAGGGACTAGAGACATCGACTATCACTCTAGATTTTCTAAACGATACCGCTACAGGTGAAGTCCTACAGACTTTGCAAGCTGCTTGGGGTACAACAGTACCTATCACGCTTAAGCAGACAAGCGCAGCAATTTCAGCAAGCAACCCTGAGTATCAGACTACGGTGCTTGTAAACAACACCACCGACATTAACGGCGCGGTCGGGGACATCTCAACTCAGAGCATTACATTTACTTGTAACTCTCCAATCGTCGTAGACACAACCGTATAACAAACTAACAAAGGGGCACACAATGGCACGACTCAAAATAACAAGGGCTACCGGTGAAGTAACTGAGCATCAGATTACTCCACGGATCGAGTACGCCTTTGAGCTCTACGCAAAAAAAGGTTTTCACCGTGCGTTTAGGGACGATGAAAAGCAGACAGATTTGTACTACCTTGCTTGGGAATGTTTAAGATCAAGCGGCGAAAATGTAAAAGTTTTTGGCGGTGACTTTTTAGATACATTATCCAAGGTCGAGGTCGTAGACGATCTACCTTTAGCTTAGGGCGGGACTCTGTAACACATTTGATAGCGCAACTATCGATAAGGTTACAGATCCCGCCTCAAGCGGTACTTGATCTCGATACCGAGATGTTTAAGATGTTAATTAAAGTGTTAAACGAGCAAGCGGAGGAGGCCCGTAATGCCAGTCGCAATAAAAGGCGTACGCGAAACGGTTAAGGCTCTCCGTAAACTTGATCCCGAAATGCTTAAAGAGATGAATAAAGAGGTGCGCTTGGCGATGACTCCTATCCGTGACAAAGCTCGCGGATATGCGCCATCTCCTCAACCCGATAATCTTTTTAATTGGAATGAAAACACTCGCGGTACAAAAATTACCGCACGTAACTCTATGTTTAGGACTTTCAATACTGAGGGCCGTTTACGTATGTTTCCACTTTACGATCATCAAACAGTAGTAAAAGGGATCTATTACTCTCAGGCTCCAAGTAAGAAAAACCGCAACGGATGGCAAGCTCTTTACTATGTAGCTAATAAATCTGCCGCGGGTGCTATCTATGAAACCTCGGGCCGTAAAAACCCGGGTGGAGATCCTAATAGCCGATCTAATAACCCTAATGCGGGTGCTCACTTTATCGCTCGATCAGGCCCTCTCTATGGAGACAAGCAAGCCGAGCGCGGTCGTATGATCTATCGCGCTTGGAAAGAGGACGAGGGCAGGGCTCAAGATGCCGTATATAGAGCTATTGAAAATACGGTAAATAACTTTAATAATGGCCGTTATGGCGTAAGTACTTACGGGCTGGCTGCATAATGGCGAGTGTACCTAATCTAATCGTATCGGCGGTAGCTGAGTGGAATGGTAAAGCTCTTAATAAGGGCACTACTCAGATAAGCAAGTTTAATAAAACCGTTATGGGCTTAGGCCGTACCCTTGGAGTTACCTTTAGTGCCGCTGCTCTTTTGGGCTACTCCAAAAAAGCCGTATCAGCTTTTGGCGAGCAGATCGCCGAGGCCAAGCGTTTAGATACCGCTCTACGTAATCTCGGCTTTAATTTTGCTACCGCTGAGGCTGAGGGTTACATCGATAGTATCGAAAAGGTAACCGGTGTAAATCGAGATCAGCTACAACCCTCATTTATTGAATTAGCTCAGGTAACGGGCTCTACTACTTTTGCTCAAAATATGCTCAATACCGCGCTCGACGTTAGTGCGGGTACGGGTATGGATTTAGCCTCAGCTACAAAGATATTAAGTCAGGCATATGTAGGTAACTACAAAGGCCTCAAGCAATTAAATCTAGGCCTCACAAATACAGAGCTAGCAAGTAAGTCATATCTCGAGGTAGAAAAGTTAATCGCTGAGCAATACGCCGGCCAATCTAAAAACGCGGCAGACTCTTACGAGGGCTCACTTAACCGCCTTAAGATCGCAGCCGAGCAAGCAAGCGAGCAGATCGGCCAATCACTCGTATCCGCTCTTAGCACATCATCCGGCGGTATGGATAAGCTCATCGATAAGGTCGATGGTGCGGCAGACTCTGTATCCGGACTTATTACTAACGTAGCCGTATTAGCCAAGGATCTAGGCGATTTATTTTCTAATATCCCGGGTGCAGGTGTCTTAGGAAATATATTTAGAGGCGTTAAAAATCAGCTTGGTAAATTATCGATAGGTAACCTACGTAATCAAGTAGACATACTTAGAGGCCGGCAAGGCGGTTTCCCTCAAGGCGTACCTCAGGATCTTAAAAACCTACAGGCTAACGCTGAAAAGGCTAAGGCAGATAAAGAAGCGCTAAGGCGCCAAAAAGAATTACTAGCGCTACAGAAAAAAGCCGAGTTAGCTAAGAAAAACGAGCTATCTCTCAATAAGGCCGCTGCTCAATTTGATACTACTCGTATCTCTATTGCCGCAGCTTTAAGAGCTACATACGATAAAGAGACACGCCTACGCCTTGAGGCCATGATGGCTATTGAGGATGAGGATGGTACAAAGGCTTTAGATCGTATCGAGCAACTTGGGATACTTACAAAGGCTAAGCAAGCCGAGAAGTTAAACGGCCTTAAGGGCATTACTGAGACCGAGTTACTAGGGCTTAACGAAACTTTAATGGCAGAGCTCGCTAAGATCGAGGCTACTAAAGATGCAAAAATTAAAGCTATTAACGCCTCAGGAGCAGATCAAGCGGCTAAGGATGCAGCTAAGTTAGCGGCTATTAATGCCGCCGATGCGGCCGAGGCTCAGGCTTTCGCTAAATATAACGATGCTCTCACTAAGCAAGGCGGCCTAAACGACTTAAGTTTTTACTCAAAGAAAACTCAGATTAGTACGCTTGAGATTTTGGAGCTAGCCTCTATTGAAAAGACTCAGGCGGCACAATTAGTAGCCGATGAGATCAGCTTTAAGGCAGGTATTAAAACCGTCGAGGAGATCGCAGCTAAGCGCAAAGAGGCTCAAGAGGCAGACGATAAGGCGATGGCCGAGTCTGCCGCAGCTCGTAAAGCTCTCGAGGATCAAGCTACCTCGGATTATTTTGCATCTCTAAAATCTAAAACAGAGGCCGCACTTACGGCTAATACAGAAAATACTACGGCTCTATTAAAAGGTATTACTACCGTTTCAGATGCAGACACTAACGCTAATTTATCAGCTCTTAAAGCGGATACAGATTTAACTACGGCTAAATTAAACAGTATTGCGACCGTAGCTGAGGCCGAGGCTCAAGCTAACGCGGCCGCTATTGCAGGTGTAGGAGCTTTAGCTACCGCTATCCGATCATTACCGCCGTATCCAACTTGGACACCGCCGCCGGCGGCAAGTGTGCCTAGTCTCCCATCCTTTGAGGCTATGCCCGATCTAGGTAACGGTGGTGGGTTATATATCGATCCCGGCCTAGTAAATCCCGGTGGAGGCTTAGGTAATACCTATACGGTCACTATCAATGCAGGGGCGATAGCCTCTCAAGATGAGTTTTCTGCTCTGCTCCAAGAGACGATACAAGAGCTAAACCGTAAAGGTGATCCACTATTTACGGCGGGTGTTGCATGACCGTACCTGTAATTAACGCCTTTATTAACTTTTCTACCGGGCCCTCTTTTGGTGCGGCCATGGTTTTAGATAGCGGCATTTTAGGTACTAACGTATTAGCCGATAGCAATACCCTTATAGTCGATATATCTAACGTAGTAGATAGCGTTACGACTATGCGCGGGCGTAACTTACAGGCCGACGTATTTCAGACCGGCACTCTTACTCTTAGGATCGTCGACCAAAACGGCGACTTTAACCCTCAAAATCCTAATAGCCCTTATTACGGCCTCCTTACTCCTATGCGTAAGGTACAAATCACCGGTACATATAACGGCACCGAGTACCCTATGTTTAGCGGCTTTATTACTAGCTACACGACTACGACTCCTAAGATGGCTACGGACGTCGTATACACGACTATTACAGCGGTAGACGGCTTTAGACTTTTCCAAAATAGTCAGATAACAAACGTAACCCTAGCCTCAGCCGGTGACCTACCCGGCGAGCGCGTAAACGCTATCCTCGACGAGATCGCTTGGCCTCCATCGATGCGCGAGATCGAGTACGGCGACACTATTTTTCAGGCAGACCCGGGCACGTTACGTACGGCTTTATCAGCTCTACAAACCGCCTCTATATCCGAGTATGGTGCTATTTATATGGATGCTCGAGGATCGATAAATCTCAAAGATCGTGCCTATTGCATAGACTCTCAAACTATCCCGCCTGTAGTTTTCAATGATGACGGTAGCGAGATTACTTACTATAACGCCGTATGGCGCTTGGATGATACTCAGGTATATAACTCGGCCTCTATTACCAAAATAGGCGGTACGGCTCAGATCGCTCAAGATCAGGACTCTATCGATGAGTATTTTGTGCACTCTTACACGCAGCAAAATCTAGTAATGGATACAGATCAAGCCGCGCTCGATTACGCTCGAGCTTATGTAGCAAGCCGTAAACAAACTCGTACGCGATGCGATGCTATCGAGCTAGACCTTTATACCGAAAACTATAACGATGGCATTATCGCAGCGCTTGATCTAGATTTTTTTGACCCTGTAGAGGTTACGACTAATCAACCTGGTAACTCGACTTTGCAACAAACTCTACAAGTGTTTGGCGTAGCTCATCGCGTAACGCCTAGCTCATGGAAAACGACATTTACAACTCAAGAGCCGATTATCGACGGCTTTATACTAAACTCATCACTATACGGGGTGCTCGATACATCCGTATTAGCATACTAAGGAGCAGGTTATGGCAGCTGGACAAGGTTTTAAGACCTTTGTAACGGGTGAGGTTTTAACCGCCGGTGACGTAAACGGCTACCTCATGCAAGGTATTAACGTATTTACAAATGCAACCGCTCGAGATGCGGCTATCACCGCACCGGCAGAGGGACAATTTGCATTTACAAAAGATAATAACTCTTTATGGTATTACGACGGTGCAGCTTGGGTAGCCTCAGGGGCAACGGGTGATATCGAGGGAGTTACCGCGACGAGTCCCCTAACAGGTGGAGGCACATCCGGCACGGTTACGGTAGGTATACAAAACGCCACTACGGCGCAATTAGGAGCGGTGCAATTAACGGACTCGGTAGCTAGTACATCGACGACGACCGCCGCTACGCCTAACTCAGTTAAAACCGCTTACGATCTCGGTAATGGAGCGGTACCAAAATCTACTGTAACAACAAAAGGCGATTTAATTGCCGCTACAGGATCGGCCACCGTTTCACGTTTAGGTGTCGGTACTAATGGACAAGTGTTAAAAGCTAACTCAGGTACCGCAACCGGTTTAGAGTGGGGCGCATCAAGCGCCGCTAAAAGTTACTCTTTACTAGGTACGGCTACTTTAACCGGAGCAGGTACGATTACTATTTCAGGTTTGAGCGGTTACGATAATTTAATGATCACAGTAGACACGGCGCGAGGGCCCGTTAATGCTCTTATGACAATGCGTTTTAATTCATCAACTGGCCCATATCCGCAATTTGGTCAAAATACTGTAGGCCAAGCATCTTATTCTGTTTATGTTTTTCAACCAAATACTCAACCTGCTGCAAGCTCCATTAGTTTTGGAGATATGAGTAATAATATCGCAAGCTCTGTCTCGGGTATCGTGCAGGTATTAGGTGCTAACGGCTCTGGAATGAAAGCGTGGACATCTGTAGCAGGTGTAGAGTCTAATGCTGCTGCTACAAGTCGCGCTTATTTTGGTGGCGGTATGTTTGAGCCTACGGCAGTCATTAGCAGCGTGTCTATTATTTGTAATGCTGGTGGTAATAACTTTACTAATGGGACTATGAAAGTATACGGAGCCGTTTAATGACATATACAGAGAAAATCGTAGACATTACAACAGGTAAAGAAATCATCCGTAATTTAACGGATCATGAAATTGCCATAGTTAATGAGGAGCAAGCTAAAATAGCAGCCGAGCAAGCGGCGCGTGAGGCAGAGCAAGCCGTTAAAGATGCAGCTCGTCAAGCCGTACTCGACAAACTCGGACTATCGGCAGATGAAGTAGCTGCATTACTTGGATGAGTCTTACAAGCTATAACGGATACCCGGCCTCTAAAGATCCGGCAGAGATCGGTATAAAATCGTACTCGGTAGACGGTACGGCTTTACGGCTTAGGTGCGCTAGTAGCGTGGGCCCGCTATTAGCCGCCTTTGCCGCCGAGTTTAATAAGTTAATAGAGCCGATCGATGGCGGTACGTTAGACGACTGGGGCTACGCTTTCCGTATGGTGCGCGGCTCTACTGATCGTTTATCGTGTCACTCATCCGGCACGGCTATCGATCTAAACGCGACTAAGCATCCTCTCGGCAAGGTGGGCACGTTTCCCGCTGAAAAGGTGCCTATGATCCGAGCACTAGCTAAAAAGTACGGACTCAAGTGGGGCGGCGATTACGTTAATCGTAAGGATGAGATGCACTTTGAGATCGAGGTAAGTCCAACAAAAGCAAAAGATCTAATTACAAAGTTAGGATTACAAAATGCCTAAATCGGCGGTATTTACAGTAGGTACAACGGCGGCGGTAGTAGTGCCGGCATTACCCGGAGATCAGAGCGTATATTTACATAGCGCGAGCGGTACGTTATATATTGGCGGCCCTGATTTAACGGCCGCTAATGGTTATCGTATGGATAACGGTGACAAGCTAACGATTATGGTGGGAGATCACGAGCCGTTATATGCCATTACCTCAAGCGGTACCTCAACTCTTTATGTATTAAGTCAAATCAATTAAGGGCATTACAGGAGCAAGTAATGAAAGAGCAAGTCATCGAAAACGCTAAGTCATATCTACGCCATGCCGTAGCTTGTACAGGCGCTTTATATCTATCGGGGATTACAGATCCTAAAGTATTAGCTAACGCTTTTTTAGCGGGGCTAATTGGGCCACTACTCAAGGCTTTAACACCGTCCAAGAGTGCTAACGGCGTTAAGGTAAAGTAATGGAAAGAGCTCAGCTCCTAATTGGTATTACCTTGGGGGTAACTACTATTTTGGGGTTAGGGGCTGGGCTCATCCAAAAGCTAGTAAAGTATTATTTAAGCGAGTTAAAGCCCGACGGCAACGGCGGCCATAACCTAGCCGGGCGCGTGGAGCGTATCGAGAAACGTGTAGACCGCATCTATGAGATATTGCTCGAGGATCGCCTTAACAAATAGCGACACGCCAAGAGACACTACGCTTTCATTTGTGACAAAAAGCCCTCATACTGATACTACAAACGCTGAGAGGGCTACTCGGT